ACCCACGGCGGCCCCGATAACGCGGCCAAAGTCGCCTTGTTGCAAGAAGGCATGAAGTGGCAGCAAATCAGTATGAGCGCTGAAGATGCGCAGTTTATTGAATCGCGTAAATATAACCGCTCTGAAATCGCCGGCATATTTGGTGTACCACCGCACATGATTGGCGACTTAGAAAAAAGCCACTTTTTCTAATATTGAGCATCAAAGCTTGCAGTTTGTTATTCACAGCCTATTGCCGTGGATCCGCCGCTTTGAACAATCCATTAGCCGGGATCTGTTGTTACCAAGCGAACGCGGCATTTATTATCCTAAATTTAATGTTGAAGGATTGTTGCGCGGCGACAGTGCAGCGCGGGGTGAGTTTTACAAACAGATGTTTAACGTTGGCGCTTACAGTCCCAACAAAATATTGGCATTAGAAGATGAAAACCCGATCCCTGAGGGGGACAATCACTTTATCAATTCCGCTTCCATCACCCTGGAGAATGCAAAAAATGCGCAAAAAAGCCAAAAACAATAAAGCCAGTTGGTACAGCATCAAAGCCGCGGCTAACAATCAGCCTGCCGAGGTGCTTTTATATGACGAGATAGGCTTCTGGGGCGTAACGGCTGCGGATTTTATAGCAGATTTTAACGCCATTAACGACAGTAATATCACCCTGCGCATTAATAGCCCAGGCGGATCAGTCTTTGAAGGCATGGCAATTTACAATGCTATCCGCCGCCACAAAGCCACTATTACCACCCAGATTGATGGCATTGCCGCCTCCATGGCAAGCATTATCGCCCTGGCAGGTGATTATATTAAAATGTCTGAAACAGCTTACTACATGATCCATAACCCGTTCGGTTTTAGCATGGGCACGGCAAAAGACTTACGCAAAGATGCACAATTGCTTGATGAAATGACCGATCAGATGGTTAATATCTATCAGTCAAAAAGCACGTTAAGTCGCGAAGAAATTATCGCGGCAATGGATGACGAAACTTGGTACACCGGGCCCACGGCACTAACCGCTGGTTTTGTTAGTGAGCTCACGGAAACCTTAGACGCCGCCGCCTGTTATCACGGCACCGATGCAGTTAATCACTTTACTAAATCACCCATCACCATCACCCAAGCAACCGCCCAAGAGGATCCGCCGCAGCCTCCGAAGTTGACCCACTTGATTGCGGCAAAGCATGATTTACTTCGTCTGCAAGACGACATTTAACTACCCAAAGGAAACACCATGACTATTTTAGAAATGAAACTCGCAGCAGCAGGCAAAGTAAAACAAATGCGCGCGATTGTTGACGGCGCCGAAGCAGCTGCCCGTGATTTAAGCGATGAAGAACAAACACAATATGCAGCGCTCAAAAGCGAACGTGCTGCTTTTAATGCGCGCATTGAACGTGCTGAAGAATTACAAGCCGAAGAAACAAAAATGGCCGTGCTTGATAATAACGCCCACAAACCCGCGCCGATGGCTGATGAAAAACCCACCGATCCGATTAACTCAAAAGAGTACATGGCCGCGTTCGCGTCGGTTGTCTCTTCGCGCCGTAACCAGGTGCCCGTTGATGCCCGCGCTGCTTTAACCATCGGCGCTTCCGAAAGCCATTTTGCAGTGCCAGAAGTGTATCGCAAAACCATGATTGCCAAACTTGGCGCGCATAACTGTTTGCGTCAAATTTGTAACGTGATCACGACAACATCAACTGAAAACATTCCCGTCGTCACAGACAACGGCGCAGCGGGTTGGGTTGATGAATTAGGCACTTATCCAGAGTCCGACCTAACCGGTGATCGAAAAGTATTAGGCGCGCACAAATTAGGGCGGATCAGTAAAATCTCCGAAGAATTATTGCAAGATGAAGCGGTAAACCTAGAAACGGTTTTAGCGGATGCTTACGCTAAATCATTTGGCGACGCAGAAGAAACCGCGATGTTCAGCGGTAACGGCGTAAACAAACCAAACGGTCTGGCGACGCAGGTAACAAAATCAGTGGAAGCAGCCGCAGTGGCGGCCATTGCCGTTGATGATTTAATTAATCTTCAACATGGCGTTAAACGCCCGTATCGCGCGGGCGGTGTTTGGGTAATGAACGATCTAACCATTGCCGCATTGCGTAAACTGAAAAATGATAAAGGCGAGTTTATTTGGCAAGACGGCATGCGCGAAGGCGAACCAGATCGTTTATTGGGCAAGCCCGTATTTTCAACCGATTCCCTTGCCGTGCCGGCAGCCTCTGCCACCAGTATCCTATTTGGTGATTTTAAACAGGGCGTGGATATTGGCGACCGTGGCACCGTTTATATGCAACGGTTAGAAGAGCTGTATGCAGCATCAGGTGCAATCGGTTTCCGCATGCGCGCGCGCATTGACATGGTAGTGAAAGATACCGCTGCCATCGCCAAGCTGGTGCATCCTGCGACGTAAGTTGTCAGTATTAAAGCGGTCAGGTGTAAAAGCTGACCGCTTTAAAAAGGAATAAACATGGCAAGTAAAAAAAGCAAAACATCGGCCAAAGCGCCTGATCCGCAATCAGAAAATACAACGCAAGGTCAGCCAATCGCGACCCAGTGCATCTTAACCACCAGTTTAGGCACTGTTAGCGAATCTTATCAACCTGGCGATCTGTATACGGCGAGTGGTAATGAAGTAGCGCGGCTAATTGCGCGCAACATGGCAAATCCTATTTAATCGTACTTAGTAAGGGGAAACCATGATCAACTTAGCGCGGGTTAAAGAGCAATTGCGGCTGGATGCTGATCTTACTGACGAAGATCCACTGATCAGCAGTTACTTGGCAGCCGGTCAAATCGCCGCGGCCAATTATATTGATCGGCCTTTAGTTTGGAATGAAAGCACCGAGATTGCAGCAGATGACACCCTGACCATTAACGCCACAGACGATATTGAGCTGTCGGTGTTATTGATGGTTGGGCATTGGTATGCAGCCCGTGAAAGCGTGGTGATCGGCACCATTGTTTCCGAGGTGCCTTTTGCGTTTAAGTTTTTGCTCGATCCTTATCGTATTTTATAAACGCCGTATTTTATAGGAGCAGATAACCATGCGCGCAGGCTTATTAGACCAACGGTTAAAACTGTATCAAACCATTAATAGCAAAACCCCATCGGGTGCGTTAACGAAATCCCTCTCACTACCTTTAGCGGTCTGGGGGAAAGCGGAACAAGAAGGTGCCAGTCGCGACAACGATAACGATCGCGACCTGACCCTTAACCGTTATTTATTTACCAGCCGTTATCGCACCAACATTAAAGCCGGCGACTGGTTAAGTTGGCGCAGCAAACTACTGCACATTGATAGCATTGACGACAGCGACCCCAAGCGCGCCGTTATTATTATCAGCGCACAGATCAACCCCAACGCCAATGCGCCACCCTTTAGCCTAGAGCAGTTTGTTATTGATACGGCGTTAAACAATTATTTTCAATAAGCACCTTAATGCGAGGTTTTTATGTTTGATAACGTGCAAGTCACTGGTCTTGATGAGCTAGAGCGCGCCCTGGTCAGTATCGGCGCTGAAATGGGTTATCCTATTTTGCGCAAAGCCTCACGCGCCGCCATGAAGCCAGTAAAAACGCAAATGCAAGAAAACGCGCCCTTTGATGATGATCCTAATCGCGATCAAGGCCCACATTTACGCAATAAAATCAGCGTTAACGTGCGCAAAAAAGGCAGTCGTGGCAGTCAACAAACCGCGGCCACTACGCGCGTTGGGCCAACAAAAGCGCACAGCCAAAAAGCCATTGCCGCTGAATACGGCACCACCAATCAAGGCGCACAGCCATTTATCCGCAGTGCCTTATTTGATAACCGCTATCGCGTTGTCGAAACCTTTAAACAAGTATTACGCGCCAAATTGCTCGAGGTTACTTTATGATCTTAGAAGGGGGGTTACAAAACTGGTTGAGCGAAAAAACCTGGCTCGAATGTTACTGGATGAATCGTCCGGAAAGCGCTAACACTGCCGTGGTATATCGCTGTTTATCGCCGGGCATGGTAGAAAGCGGCTTAATTGCGTCGGGGATTAACGAAGATAGCTATTCAATCAGCATTTATCACACTAACCCCGAAGTGGGCAAAGCCCTGGCAGACGGCATTAAAAAGAGCCTGCATTATTTCAGTGGCGACCTCGGCGGTTATCCCGTGCAGTTTATTAAATTCAGCGGCGGATTTGATCGCCAATTAGCCAGTGACGGCCGCGCTTATTACGAATTTAACCGCGACTTTATTATTAATCACTAACCAGCAACCCTTATTAGC